TGCGATTGAACAATGTCCGTCTGCACATTTTCCAGCCACTTGAATCTGAACCCAGCCCAGCTTTGCTCAGCCATAATTTGAAAACATGCATCAACACCATAACCAGCATTAACAGCCTTATGTAATTCTCTACCTACTCCGTCAATAGCAGTTTGTGTATTTGCCGCACGTTTTGTTTTTCTAACTTGTAGCCAATCATCAAGAAGCTGTTTTTTAGGTAGCGCAGGGAAAGAATCATAATTTATGCTTCCGCTTCTATTCTTTCCTTCTTTCCTTCTTTCATTCTTTCCTTCTTCTTCTGTGGTCATCTGTTGGTCGCTTGTTGGTCGCTTGTTGGTCGCTTGCTGGTCATCTGTTGGACTTTTTGTTGGTCGCTTATCTTGATAATCAGCCCATTTTGCTATGGTGCATATAGAGAATCTGTTGGTCGTTTTGATGGTCAATTCATTCGTTGATGTAAGCTTGCTTAGCGATGTTCGTATTTGTCTTTCTGATAAGTTTAAATCTAAAGCAAGCTGTTTTCTGCCAATAATTAAAGAGCCTTTTGGTAAATCATAACCTCTATATCTTGATGGCTTAAAGTTGGCATTAAGTAATAGATGTAGAAACAAGCGCACTGTGTTGCCGTCTGTGTACCATTCCCAAAGCTTTATTTTTCGCGAAAGTTTTATAAATGAATTATCCATTATTTTCTAGCTTTATCAAAAAGCTTTGCGCACTCGATCACTAAGTAATCATCACAGCAATGAGCTTGCATAAGCTTTAATAACTCAATTTTTGGGTCTCGTGTTTGGGGTTTTACGGTTTTATACATTGGAACTCCTCGGACAGATTTATTCTTGGAACGGTAGGGGAGCAACCCCCCACCTATATCTACGTCCAAGAAGATTACGCTATTATAGCATCAATTCAGCTTATTTCAACGACTTAAAAACAGAGTGCCATATATTATCATCGCTGATTGACTCTATTTTATACACCGTATCAGCGTTGGAAATGGCACAACCGTAATTGTCCTCCAATCTGTTCAACATTCGGTAAGCTGTACCTTCACTGCCCAATACTTTAGCTAGCTCTTTAATCGTTGCACCTTTAATCAGTAACAGGAGGGCATTGCTTAGTTTTGCATCTGCTTCTTGTAAATATGCTTTTTTAGTCATTTTCTTCCCCTTTTTGTATTTCGTGCGCGTCCATGATTGCAGCTGTCTTATCAATAGCACTTCTCACATCATGTTTTGAACCTTTGCCCCAAAAGGCTATACGTGGTATGTATCGTTCACTATCTACTACTCTTGTGCAATTCTTATCAAGCCAATCGAGTCTTTGTCGGTCTGTTATTTCATTATCACTAAGCCTACGCACGCTTGATGGGTGTGGCTCTTGCTTTAAGGCATCTACCATATTTGCATGTATTTTCTCACGTTCTTTTGTCCAAAAGTTCCCATGCTCACTATCAACTAAGTTTATATAACTCTCTGTCATAGCTCTCGCTGCATTGTATAATTGACTGTTAGGCTCTGGCTTCTCTGCTTGTTCGTAGTCGGCTATTGCTTGCACAAGCAGATTGATAGCATTCACATGTGATGACTTACCCATTCTATGCGCGCGAGGGGCAAACGCTTGAAGAAAATCCAACGCCTGCTGCATTGCTTCTTTTACTGTTTGTTTACTCATCACTCACCACCTTTTATTTCAGCCATTCAAAGCTCCCATCTGTTGTATATTGTGCGGCGTGGTGTTCGACTGCTTGTTGCTGCATACTTGTAATGTCTGACAACATACCAATCCACAAACCGAACAATATTCCCACCATGATACACGATATATAATTACTCATTTAAAGGACTCCTTAGCTTTTAAAAAATCCGCAGGGGTCATTTTAGAGATATACGTTACGAATGCTGAATCATGCAGACGTATATCGGCTTCATTTAGCTTCTTTCCAACGTAGTCAATTAGCTCCCTGCCGCTAATCTCTTTATTCATCACTCACCCCCAATATTCATATAGTCTGCCAGAGTGTCGTGGTCAAAATCATCAATGCCAACGCCACGGTTTTTATCGAATATAAATGTGATACCAGCGTTGTAGACTTCCATAGCTTCATCATCACCTGCTTCTTCACGAATCAATGCACGCACTGCTTCCAAGTCAGGCTGCCCGATAATCGTAATTTCTTCAATCTCAAAACCCGCATCTATGGCGGGTGATGTAGGTGTTTCGGTCTCCCTTTTCCAAGTGCGTATATTCGCTTCCAGCTTGATAGTCATCTCGCATTGACATGCTTCTATATATACTTTAAATTTCTTTTTCATTTCATACCCCTTTTAGCTCTAAAATTGCAACAAGCAAGGCTTCGCGTGTGTCTACTGATTGTGATACTTTGCGATAACATGCGTGCATTGAGTCGTGTTGCTCCCACACTTTGCATCTATACCAGATCAAGCATTCAATCCATTGTTCTGCGTTTGTTAGAGGATCGAATACCTCCTCATTTCCAGAAGCGTCGCAATAGCAAACCTCCTTATAAGAAAAAACTTGTGTCCTTATAAAGACTATTTTTCCCATAGCTTCCGCAATCTTCTTTAATGCCTCGGCTTTATGCTCTTTTAAGTATTGTTTATCTTTCATATTGTCGCCCCTTTTTTGTACTGCTTACCTGCGCATTCTTGCATAATATGAAAGATGATGCAAGCTTTATTTTGCACTTATTTATTTTTAATGTTATGGTGCGTCTGTCGCGGGCGAGTTACCCCTTTTCTCGCCACGACACTCCCCTTGAGGATGCCTTAAAAAGCATCCTCTTTCTTTTTATATATCATAAATTTGCTTTTTTATTTAATAGCGTTAGAGTTCGCTTCACCAGTCCTCGCGAGGGTTGTAAGCCTCCTTTTTGGAGCTGCCCTCAAACTGATTGGCTTATATGCGAAGACTGGTAATCAAGCATATAGTAAAACAAGTTCAATAGTTTGTTTGTGGCATTCTCTATTAACCAAAAAAATGCAGCAATCAGGGAAGGCTTATTAAACTGGGTGCTTGAGTAGTATCAATTTTATTTATGCAAAGCTACATCATTATAAATTCAACTGAATTTACAGCGTTATAATCAACATCTACAATATGGTATATAAACAAGGGAGATTTATATGGAAGCAATTACATTAGAAAAAGTAAAATACGCGAAATGCAAGTGTTGCGGCAGGGGTTTTCCGAAGGCACATTGGATTTTGCCAACTCGTGAAGAGAAAATGTCAAAAGCAGCACATATAGATAAATTCGAGGCGAACAATAATACACTGTGTAAGCCTTGCATTTATATTAAACTTGCATAATCTGCAATAAGGTGTAAGCTTGGCGATATGAAAAAGGGGGATTGATATGAAGAATGAGAGATTTAAGCATGATTTTTTAGATGGAAATGGCAAAGTAGATGCAAGGCATCACAAAAATGGTGGTGGTATTGTCGCATTATCTGCGAGTGTTCATGTTAAAGCATTTGTCGGAAAAAACGCGGCTGTTTCACAATTTTCAGTTGTCGGTGAATTCGGTGTAATCAATGGCGGTGTAATCAGGGGCGGTTTAATCTGGGGTGGTGAAATCAATGGCGGTGTAATCAATGGAGGTGAAATCTGGGGCGGTGTAATCAATGGCGGTGTAATCAGGGGCGGTTTAATCTGGGGTGGTGAAATCAATGGCGGTGTAATCAATGGAGGTGAAATCTGGGGCGGTGTAATCTGGGATGGTGAAATCAGGGGTGGTGTAATCTGGAATGGTGCGGTTGTTAAAGTTTCCCCGATCGTGTTAATCGGCGGTAAATACACATTAACAGCCATTGATTGCGATATAAAGATTGGGTGCAAGATTGCTAAATGTGAGTGGTGGCTAAGAGCGACTAGAAAACAAATAGATGAAATTGAAAATGGCGCATCAAAACATTTTAAAGCTATAAAATTGGCAGCAAAGCTCATTAAAGAGCTTCAAAAACAGGGGTAAAAATGAAATCAATTACATTAGATAAAGTAAAATATGGCAAATGCAAGTGTTGCGGAAGAGGTTTTCCAAAGGCTCATTGGGTTTTGCCGACGCACGAAGAGAAAATGTCAAAAGCAGCACATATAGATAAATTCGAGGCTAACAATAATACACTGTGTAAGCCTTGCATTTATATTAAACTTGCATAATCTGCAACAATGTGTAAGCTTGGCGATATGAAAAAGGGGGATTGATATGAAGAATGAAGGTCTAATGCTGTTCTATAATAAAGCGGCAATCAATAGTAAGAACTATGCGCAACTTGGACGGGTTTTGAAATGCACTGAAGCATCAAGAATGAATAGAACACAAAAAGACAATGTTATTAACAGCGTTAATATGCAACGCCGCGTTATTCGGTGGAAGAAAGTATTATTTGAGGGGGACACTGTATGAGTAATAATATGAAAGACGCTATTGAGAGAATGCGAGAGCTTGCCGATGGTGCATTCCCAGAAAAGGGTAATTATGGATTATGTCGTGAAATGAGTCCCTATCCGATTATGGTTTCAAACTTAGCTTTAGGATGGGCTAAGCATAGTGGCAGTGAATGCTATCCAATCCCTGCGAGCAGCCATGGATACTCCGCTATTGATGAATACTCACGGAACATGGATCTATGGCGAGGTGAGCAGGGAAGATTGCGAAGAGAGCTATGCTCTTATATCGCTGATAAATTAGAGAAAGCAGTCGACAAGTTATGAAAGAAAAACAAGTGTGCGATTGCTGTTTGCGTCTTAATGCAGCAACAGAGATGGGAAAATATAAAGGGCGCGATTACTGTCTTGAGTGCATTAAAGACGCGCGTATCTTAAAGATGAACGTTAAAGATGAGCTGGGGGTGTTGGATGAAAGTTAAAAGTAAAATTAGACTATGGGTATATGAAAAAGATGGAAGCTATTCGTTGTACGGATTTCATAGCGATTACGACAGTAGCTCGATTGGGGTGTGTATGACACCAGAAGATGAGCCTTTTATTGTAGATGTAGAGGTAGATTTTGCAGAGGATAAAGGCAGAAAAAATGCTTTAAGCGCATTTGATCGTAAAATTGCAGATGCATTGCAAAAAGTTGAAATTGCAAAGGAAGCCAAACAGCGTTTTCTAGCAATAAGTGCAGAATAAAGGGGGCTGATATGATTGAACTAATCATAGGCACACTGGCATCAATAGCTGTAGTATTTCTTATGGCATTCGCGCATTTTTTGGTGTTTGGAGGTGATGACGATCTATAACTCTATAAAATCAAAGTATGAAATAGCTAGTTATAATTATAACAAGTGGCTGAATATATCATATTTGGAATCAGAATGCGAAAAGAATGGCAAGTCTATATTACAAGTTAAGGATTTAGTTTCATATTTTAATGGGAAAGTGGATGCTTATTCAGAAACAATGATAATTATCAGCAAAGGGGGCAAGCGATGAGTAGCCAAAAAGAAACGCTATGCGGGAATCACTGGCTTGAGTCTGGAAGCCCGTTCAAAGAGTTGATTGAGGAGGTGGCGCAATTTTCAGCGGGTGATAAGAGCTTTTCAGCGAGATTAGAGAAAGAATTAAGGGAGAAGAAGAAATGAGTAATAAATTAAAAGCGGCAGAACAAACAGAAATTACGCAAGTAACACCAATGTCAATGATTAAAGAAGGTATGCAGCAAGATAATGTTGACGTTGGAAAAATGGAGAAGCTCTGGGAGTTACAGCAACAATATGAAGCAACGCAGGCACGTAAAGCATTCGTATCAGCTATGGCGAAGTTTCGCGAAGAATGTCCAGCTATTGTTAAAACAAAGCAGGCGCATAATTCTAAATATGCAGGACTAGCAGAAACACTAGCGCAGATTAAAACTATCGAGTCAGAGTGTGGCTTATCTCATTCATGGCGAACAGATAGCAAGGGCGGAACTGTTGAAGTGACTTGTGTTGTGACCCATTCGCAAGGGCATAGCGAGCAAACCACGCTTATTGCAGAACCCGACAAGTCAGGAAGCAAGAATAGCATTCAGGCTATCGGTTCAAGCGTCACATACTTACAACGTTATACATTGTTTTCGTTGCTCGGCTTGGCATCAAGTGAGGATGATATTGATGGTAATGCAAAGCACTTTGACGGCGATGTTGTAGCTGCATTTCAGGAAGCATTAAGCAAACAAGTATTGCGTAGTATTTGGGCTTCATTAAGTCCAGCGCAACAAAAACAACATCGTGATGATTTAGATGTAAGGCTGGGTGAACTATAATGCGCGAACATACCAAGATGCCAGACGAGGAATACTTCAAGATCAAAGCTGCATCATGTTCTCTGCTCAAACGTTTGGGGTGTCCTGCAAAGGCACTCATCCCGTTTAAACCAACGCAGGCAATGCAGTTGGGGACGCTTATCCATTGTACGGTGCTTGAACCTGATGAGTTTGATTCACGTTATATTGTTGCGCCAAAGATTAACAAACGCACAAAAGTAGGCAAAGAGGAGTGGGCTGCATTTGTGGAGAATAACAAAGCTAAGACCGTTATCACCATGGAGGACTATGATATATCACACTACATTGCAAGGTGCGTTATGGCACATTCTGTAGCGTCTGACTTTCTTTCTGGTGGTGAAGCAGAGCGCGTGTTTCAATGGGAAGATGACAACACTGGCATTAAATGCAAAGGCAAAGCAGATTATGTGAAAGGTAATGTTATTGTTGACTTGAAAACAGCGGCAGATTGTAGTACTGCTGGATTTAGTCGGGCATGTGCTAATTTTGGCTATCACATGCAAGATGCTCATTATTCTAACGGCTCTGAATGTGACCAGTTTATATTCGTTGTCGTGGAAACTTCATACCCGTTTGTTGTGAGTGTGTACGAGCTTGATGATGATGCGAAAGAAATCGGCAAACGTGCTATTGAAGAAAATATAAGCCGTTATGTCGAATTGAATATGTTTGATGGATGGGAAGATGGTTATAATGATGACCAGACAATAACAAAACTATCATTACCAGCATGGGTAAAATAAAGGAGAGTAGAAATGAATATATACAGTTTTACAGGGCGTTTGGCACGAGATAGTGAGACACGTTTTACACCAGGCGGCATGGCTATTTGCTCTTTTTCAGTGGCAGTGGACTATGGTTTTGGAGAAAATAAAGGCACGAACTGGTTGCGTTGTTCTTTATTTGGTAAACGTGCCGAAGGTCAATTGCCTAAATATTTAGTGAAGGGTACACAAGTTGCTATTAGTGGTGAGTTACGTATTCGTGAATATGATGATAAAGAAGGCAATAAGCGTACGTCCGTCGAAGTGTCTGTGGATAAACTAGACTTGATTGGTGGTCGCACCGAGCAGCAAGGCAATAACGCTCCACAAAGACCGCAGCAATATCAACACATGCCAGCGCAAGGCGAACAGCCGTATAGGCAAGGCACAGACCCTTTTGCAGATAATGTGGTTGTAGATGATGATATTCCTTTTTGACATAAGAAAGCGCGTTATGTCAGAAAGTTGGTAGTTTTGAATATAAGCAATCGGTCAGATGTTTTGAAATAGTCTGACGCTGGATAACGTAACCAGCATTTTACTAAAGGAGCGTAACAAATGACAGAAGAACAAGATATTGAGAATAAGATACAAGATAAAAGATTGAATGCGCCACGACTATGCCCCAATGATATTGATGAGGTAATTGTCGGGGAAACTTTCACGGTACTGCCGAGTGGCAAGTGTATGGTATGTGAATTAACGTTAAAAAACGGGTTTACAGTTCGCGGCGAATCTGCGACAGTGAGTAAAGAAAACTTTGATGAAGAAATTGGTCATTCTATTTCTAGGAAAGACGCTCGAAACAAGATATGGGGATTTGAAGGCTATCTATTACAGCAACATATTTTTGATAGCTCTTTAAATTCTGAATATATCTAAATAAAAAGCCTGCGCAGTTGGCAACATTATGTGCAGCTGCTGCATATTCTGCAACAACTGCTATCATAGGCAATAGAAAAAGGGAGATTGATATGACTAAAGAACAAAAACTTAAATGCAACCTTGCAGCCGCTGAATTTCTTGGACAGAGCATAACACTATGTGATAATGGTGATGTTATATTCATACCAATTAAACTTCTCGGGGTTGATACTACGACCGAGTTTAACATATTCACCAACCCTGCCGATTGCCTTGCCGTGGTTAAGAAACTTGGGGAGCAGTGCGTTGATATTCTTAACGTTGCTAATGATAAATTTGAAATGACGGGGTGGCAATTCTATGACTGCGAGAATGAGATTGAAGGTACAAAATACGACACATACGAAGAAGCAGTAAGCGCGGCTTGTTTAGATATTAAAGGAGGAAGAGAGTGATGACTAAAGAATACATAATGCAGCGCATAAAATGGCATGAAGAAGAAATCATTAAGCTTGAGCGTGAGCTGCGTGAGATAGCTAATAAATGAAGTCATGGGATGATGTAAACACAATAGCCGACTACTACCTGTCATGGGTAGTAGGGGCAATGATGTGGTATGACATTGTTGCTTTTAATTATTCAACGCCTTATGAATTGTTGCGTTTTTAGCTGCGCTGCTTGCGGATGATCCAAAGTAGTAATTGCCAACTTGCACAAGTAATGCAGTTAATGCGCCCAGGAGTATGTTAATTGGCTGCATAGCTTTGTCTTGTATATCAGCAAATGCAATCATGCCAAGCACGGCAAAGAAACCGATCACCACTACACAAGCCAACACCTTAGGAGCATTGTCCCCGGTCTTAATTTCGCGTTCGCGTGCGTTGCTTCTGTCGCCTGCATTGATACGCTGTACATCAATACCAAGTTTTTCCATATCAAGTTTGAATTGATTATCAGCCTGCTTGAGTTTTAGCATATCTGCTGGTGTTGCTGATTGCATAGCTTTGGCGAGCTGGGCTTCTTCGTTGCCTGATTTTGGTGTGATACCAATAGCTGTGAGTCCTGCCGATACTGCCATGCCCGCAATGGGCGAGCCTACCGCGCTTGCAAGCATTGGTGCTACTGTGGCTAGAGTTTCTTTCCAATCAAATGACATATCATAACACTCCCTTATTATACATAACTTTATTAGCAATTCGGTTTAATGTATTTTTGTCTGTAATCCCTTTTTTGCGCCACTTATCTTTAATGATATTGCGCTTTGAAATTAGCAAACGCATCCGCGCCAACCCTCCGTCAAGCACTAAACTTCCCATGTCTAATCTCCTATAATGGCTTAGGATACTTGGCTTTGATTGCAATACGCGTGTCATATTCTGTTGTAGTGCCATCTCGCATATCATTGAAACGCTTGTCATCCCAATGCACCATCTTATATTCAGCCGCCCTATCGCGTTGATATTGTGTAGCATCATGCAATAAGTTCAGCACTGCAAGTTCAGCGTCCACTTTTAAGTTGTCAAGAATGACTACTTTGCCCTCAATATCTTTAGCTATGCCGTCTTCAATAAAAGACGTGGTTGGGTGTGTTGCATATATCGCCTTATCTCTCATTTTAATCTACCTCCTCAATGATTATAGTTGATGTGACTCGCGCAACCGCGCCAAAGTTATTATCAGCGAAAGTTCTCTGATTGTACAATATTTGCGCAGTTTTCCCCAAAATAGTTGCTGTATAAGTTAGAGGAGATACAGACGAAGGTGAGTCTATGTATTCATAATGACACGTGTCTGGTGTAGCCCAATATCCATTTGAGATTGTAGCCATGCCTAGCAGTCGATACCCCGCGGGTGCGGGTATGCCAATATCGACACCATTTCTGCGCATGCCGAAAACTGCGGCTGGGGATGCTAGATTGTCGCTTTCTCCATGCCAGCGGACACTAACCTTAATACGCTTGGTTGCACTGCTGGGTGTTATTGTAGCTGCTAACCCAACAATGTCGGCTCTTACGTCTGCTAATAAAGATTGGCTTGATGCTGTATTTAGATGTGTTTGCACTGGGGCTTGATTTGATGCACCTGCAACACCTTGAATGCCCTGCGCCCCATCTGCGCCCGCAACACCCTGAATACCCTGAATACCCTGAATACCCTGCATGCCTTGAGCACCATCGGCACCAACGGCACCTGTCGCACCATCTGCGCCCGCAGCACCGACGGGCAATACTGCCACGGCTGTCGTGTCAAGAATTGTGACATCTGTTAATTCAATCGCGCCAGTGCCAGCAGGTAAATCCCAAGTCTCTACCCAAGGAGCAACACCTGCTAAGTTGAAAACAGCTTTATATGCTATACTTAAAACGTCATGCCCTGCCCCGTTTGTCGGAGCAAGAGATATAGCAACCGCGTTTCCAGCATTATCAACAATCTTACCGTTGAGAACTTTCACAATTATTTCAATTGGGAGCACTTTCACTCTACCTGATGGCGCATCATATTCAAAAACGCCATTGGGGATTATTGTGATAGTCCCGCTTAAAGTAACACCCGATGCGGATTCGATGTTTGACGTGACTGTTTGAATAGTTTCCATGATTATTTCTTACCTCTCGATTTACAATACCAATTTATCAATTCGTCATGTGCTTCTTTGCTCATATCTTCCTTTCAATCCGTGTTTATGTAATAACCTAAGCGCATTTGCGAGCTTAGTTCTTTTGCCCTACTTCCAACTTGTCGCGCCCATTTACTATCCAGCATCTGCACGGCAGCTTCGTTATAGTCATGTATAAACAATGCATCAATCATCTTCTTAAAGCCCTTAAAGCGGCTTATACCCATGTTAAAGACCATGTTGATTAAGCAATCAAGCCGCGCGTCATGTAATGAATTGAATGCTGGGAAATTGGATAGTAATTCCTCGCGGGCAATCTTAATATCATTTTCCAACATCATTAAAGCTTCGCATTCTGTAATGCCTACATCATCTAAGTTTCTTCCACATCCGATGGTTGACTTACCGACAGTGTCAGTATACGGCTTTAAACGCATGCCTTCATGTCGTGTTAATTGTACTGTTAGTTTAGTCATCTTCGCTGTTCTCACGGACATAGAAGGGGTGGTGTGGGGACTGCTCTTTTATCATGTGAATCATAAAAGCAATACCGCTTATAAGCAGAAATAGCACAGATATAGTAAAGGGAATTTCTGACAGCATGCCTTGTTCAGCACTGAATAAATGCACGATTGAGTATAGAGTGCCGAGCAATGAGCCTATAAACGCAAGTGATGCAGCTACAGCATGCTCCATAAAGTGCTGTTGCACGACAACATCATCTGAATGTGCATTGCGTGTTTGCCATGCTAAATAGAAGAACCGCACCGTGGCTACAAGAAAAACAGAGAATAGCGTAACCCTTCCAGCGTCAAGTAAGTGCATCATTTTGCACCGCCTTGCATGGCTAGGGCAATGCCTTGCCAGACTAGAGCCATTGTAGCTAAAGCTATAGTGCCGAACACAGTCCCCATCACACCCCAAGCTACACGCTTAAACATCGCTGAGCGTTCACTACGGGCTTTTACGCACTCCTTTAAGTCATCAGTATGCGGTAGTTCTTCAATAACGTGTTCCATGTGCCTTAATGCCTTAGGGTCTGGGGTTCTACCAAGAGTCCTTTCAATTTCATTAAGCTTTCGGTGGTGTGTTTGAGTCATAGACTCCAGCTGCACTATCTTAACGTCTTCGGCTCGTCGATTTAGTTCTGTCATAGCGGTTTAGGTATGCGTGTTTTTTCGGCAGTGATAGCATCTTTCCATGTTGTTGTGCTGTTCATCATGTCATGATATTGCATATCAAGTTGGTCTTGTATAGTTGGGTACACTCTATCACGCTGATATTGTGTAGCTACAAGCCCTGACTTGAACGTGTCCCTTGCCAGTGCATCCCCTTCTACCCATGTCTTAACACCCCACTTCGGTACATGGAAGCCTACAGGCTGAATGTCAGTGGCATTGTGCGGAATAGTGTAGGTTTTAGCTGCTGTAGAATCCGTGGACGCATCTGCGTTAATCAGTTCGTCTTCTGTGTACAGCTTGGTTTTAGAGTCGTACTTATGTATAAGTTTCATTATAGTTCACCCTTGAATGTTGCGGTAATTGATACCCATGTAGTTGCGTTGCCCGTGTGGGCATCATTACCCACAAACTGCACGGCACCTGAAGGGTATATGTCAACCCTACCTACACCGCCAGAGGTTGCTTGGCTCAGCATAAGATTGGTAGATGGTCGCATACCAACTGGGAGCGTAAATATAGTTGTGACTGTTGTGTTTGAACCGCCTTGGACAAGACCTTTCATGTACACTACGCCGTTTGTTAAATCCTTAGTATATCGGGCATACCAACCTGTCGCGGCATCAGCCCAACTATTCACAAACGTAGGTGTGTACCAAGTGAAATTATTATCACCTATAGCACTCCAAGCTGACCATACGCCACCGATAACACTGCAATGATGGACGGGTTGCGAGGCTAATAACGCATTCAGCGGCGTAGCTCTTAAATATCTATATTGATTAGTAGCGGAGTCATAAAAATGCCGCATGACTTCGATATACCAATAACCCGCGGGCAATCCGTTTTGTGATACTGATAGAAAAACATTATAAGCACCTATAGCCAAATCGTCAGCCCATGTTTGTAGTCCGTAATCAGCAGGAAGATGTCTAACCCGTACAGACCAAGAGCCATCGGCACGCTTCACGCTGTTCGTGCGACCTGCTGCTACTTCGTCTGCTGCACCCACCATAACACCCTGTGTCGCAATCGAATAAGTGTCACCAGCTTGTGGAGCTACACCTGCGACAAACGTCAATGTTGTAGCTGTGTTGCTTATAATCGACTCTGCACGTAATAATACACCACCTCTGTTAATGATGACAACACTACCTGCGAACGCATTAACACCAAGCGCAAGCCCCGTGTCAACCATGGTCGAGGCACTGCCGCTCGTTGCCGTGCCTGCGATTTGACCAATGCCTTGGAGCGCACCTAAATGCGCGTCAATCGCATCAGCATTCTGACGTAACATGTTCTGCCAGCCAAATTCAGCATCGGCGGGTTTCTGTAATTTGATATTTGGTGTAAGTGTTGGCATTATACCACCTCGATAAAACTCATTTTGAGCGTTTGTTTTTCCCAAGCTACGTCTTTCTTCAACACCATCATTTTGTACGGTGGTGGATCTCCAGGCGGCATGTCTATGCTGTCGAATGTAACCACATCACCAACTTCCAAGCGCAGCAACCTCATTTGTACTTGTGCCGATGGTATCACACGTCTGCCATTTTTCCACCTGTTCACGAAGTTTGTTGCAATAGTCGTTAATTCAGCTAGTGGCACGTTCCATTTGTCTTGAAACGTATCAAGTGCGGCAATGTCATAATCGTGAATGCTTACTAGGTCTGCAACGGCTACGCCTGAATTAAAACTTGCTTCGTTTGACCCTGCTCCAGTGAAACCACTTACTATCAACGACTCATTCTTTAATTCAGCCCAGCCCCTGCGATAAGTGGGGTTGTTCATCACATCATTCATCTGAACTGCTTCAACTGGCAAGTCAGCGGACAACGGCTCTGGAACAAGTGACAACTGACCACGCACCACCGCCCATTGTGCTTCAAGCAGCCAAGCAAGTTCCGATAGCATTGCAAAAGCCTTCACGGGTTTGGTGAGTGTTCGCGAGCCTGTGCGTAGTGGAAAGCGTGTCAATGAGTTAAAATCAACATTCTCTGTATTTAAGTTGATTCTGTTGATGATTAAATCTTTAGCAATGTCAACCAGACTCCACTCAACCCCGCCGTTGGTCGCAGCAGTGTAACCAATGTCCAGCCAGACAGTACCGTTGTCTTGCCACATCGCAGGGTCTGTCCCAGGTGTGACAGCACCGCCGTTTGTTGTGAGTGCGTTCCAACTATTTGTACCATGTACGACTGTATCACCGATGGCATAAGTGCCACCAGAAGCCCAAGCTAAACCAGCCTTAACTCGAGGCACGCTAACGTCAGCAAGCTCAATAGTATCTTGTACAGTAAGAGTGTACTTGCCCCCACTCCACGCCATGTCGCGCACAATGCCTTCATAAAAGGGGATGGTTTCAGTGATGCCAACATAGCCAGCGCGAATGCGAACGGGGCGACCGCGCAGCTTCTTAGCCATCAAGCCGTTGACCGAATCCTCGGGGAGCAATGTTACAGATACACGACCGATCATTGACTTGGTTGGTTTAGGTGTAAGCTGTGCCGTGGCTGTTGACACTGAATCAAGCCCTGGGCGTGCTGTAACTTGATATACATTTGGTGATCCAGGGACTAATTCTACAATCGCATTCTCTGAAATAGTAATAGGGTCGCCGATGTAGGATATGCCGATTTCACTTATCGCTGGAGTCTCATCGTTCAAGCTATTGGATGTCATATCAATTTTTGCACGCCACCACTGATGCGCCGTTAATGTGTCGCCTGACGCTGTAACACCATGGAGCGTCCAGTTTGTAAGCGTGGGTTCTGCTGCAATCACTGCGCTGTCAGTGTAATGCATTGTGATAGTCATGCTCGTGCCAACTGGCACGATGTCTTTAAATGTTATTATGCCTGTACCGATGGGAGTAACACCAATATCAATAGTCCGTACAGCCGAACCGCTAGACTGAAACCCGTTCTTACCCCCAATCACGAAGCCATCACCGCTTGCCAATGCGATTGTATGAGCGTATGCACCTATGCTGTAGCTAGATACGTTCAACGAGACTGAATAGACAGTAGTAGCTACACTGTTTTGTTGAACTCCTGGCGAGTATGGAGAGTTATACCCGATCTCTAGCTTATACTGAAAACCCTTTCTTAGTGAAGCAGACAGACCAACAACATCAACAACAATCTGACCACTGTTAGCAGCGACTTGTGTTGAGCCTTTAAATCCCACCTGATTTCCTGCACTGTCTACTATTCTTATATTGACACTTGTTGCAGAATTGCCCGTGTTATTTACAGACAATCGAATGTCCTCCGCAAGGAAAGTCCCAGATGCTGTAAACGGTAAAACTATAGAATGGTCATTAGACACTATCACTCTGTCAAAGTGGTCGAAAGCATCACCACGTCCCCACCCTTTCGAGTGTGTCCTGCTAGTAACATTTACTTGATAGTTCATAACATGTGGCACAAGACCAGTGAAGCCGCTGCCTGTTATCGCTACCAAGTTGCCGTTGTCAAGTATGAGTGAATCTTTGACACGGATTGCAGATACGCCTACATCCAGACCAGCCGCAGCATCATTGATTCCGCTCCAATCCGAAGCTTTTGACAGGCGGCGTTGTGCGCCTTTGTCCGCCCAAATATCCATAAACAAGACAGGCTGATTGCCATCTCTCAAAGACTCTGACATAAACTGATCGCTGATAGTCAACATTATAGTTTTTCCTGAAATTTTAGGCTAAATGATGGCATATACCCAGCCTGCCCGACTTTGAGCGGTGCGCTTTTACCGTTATGACGACCCATATAACACGCTGTCTGGTCGCTATCGGGAAAACAGCTTATCCAAAAAGGCTGCAAGACTTCTAACGCCGATTCGATGAATACTTTAAGCTCATTCCTTTTTTGAGCGTCCAACCATGACCATTTTAGAGTTTGCTCTATTCGCACATATCTCCGCGAAAGAACTTCACGACCTGTTGCCGCTTTAAACGCGGTTGAAACGTAGGTTTCACCATACATATCATGACCTAAGTCAAAATACGGCATAATCAACGAACTACCAATGAATAATTCGGGGAGTTTCACAGTTGCATTTGGAGTCAAGCCTGTGATTGTGATTGTATATACGCTTGCGTAAGCGTGTGGTGTGAGATTGTATATAACAGAACTATTTTGCGGTGCATAAATTAAACTTGAGAAAACTTGCACACCATCAGCTAAGATAGTTAGCGTACCGCCTGCAAACCTAGTCAGAGATTGACTATTACGAGAAGCGCCCAATATCATTGTATCAGCCGACACAACGCCTGCGAAACCCAAAGCAGCACCGAATTTAGTGAAGTTGCCAGCGGCATTAATGCCGAAACCATCCCCAGACGGAGTGCTGACGCTAAATGACAGCGTGCCATTTGCATCAGCGATAGGTAATGCAGGTCTGGACATATCCCACACCCACGCGTCTGACAATGGAGCGGAAGCATCATCAACACCAGCTAACATTGTGTACGCAACCCCTTTCAGCAGATTGTTGTAGCATATTCTTGGTTTATCCATGTTATGCTCCTAAAGGTGCTTGATGAACACCACGCCCGAATGCATCAGCGATAGCAGGAGCGAAACCGTCAACCATTGTCTGCATTGTGTCTGGGGTAATGCTCGCAGTATCAAGCGTCTGTATTTTCAAGTGAAAGTTTATAGTTTGTGATGCTGTGCCTTGCTGGGCAGGTGCAGCTTGAGGCGGTGCTGGCGGGGTAGATGCAGTTGGAACGCTTCCGCCTGAAGGTGCAGCTCCTCCACCTCCACCTCCACCTCCACCTCCACCACCGAAAGACTGAGACTGAATAGCTGAAATCTGCGATGCAGTGAATGCAATAGAAGCCGCCGCCGCTATCGCGCCAACAATCGGGCCACCTATACCCGTACCCCATGCAAAAGCAGTTACGGCAGACTCATAGCCTGCAATTACTGCTTTCGCAGTAGCTACCGCCTTGTGCGCTTTAAATGCTACTTTGCTTTGTTTTCCAAGCACTGCCAGCATTTTCTCGCCTGAATTTATAGCACCTTTCACGTCCATGTCACGGACTGCACTGATGAATTTTTGTGAGTCAGACTCTGCCTTCATAGCTTTCTTAGCACGCACATCGTCAATATTGCTTATCCTGTCAGCAACATCTTGCGCTTGTGCTAGTTGCGACTCATCAAAGGTGGCTTGCATCTCTTCATTCCAAACATGGTTATCAATAAAACGCTGACGTTCCTCATCCTGCCTAATTAAATCCAAGTCTAACTGTGCAAGGTATCGCTCTTCTTTTGTTGCGTTAGATGTGTCGGCAAGGATCGCAAGATCTTGATATTTTGCGCGTTCACGATCAATGACTTTTTGTGCTGCAATGTCAGCTTGCTCTTGCGCTAATGCGTCAGCCTCAAGTTTTAATTTGTCAGCTTCAAGAATTGCTTGTTTTTTAATCTCTTTCTTTGTGGCTTCATTTTCTTTAAGTATAGTAATTTCTTGATTTGCAATGAACTTATCAGCTTCAATCTGTGCTTGTGCAATTTGATTAGATTCCTGAATAGATGCGCCTGCTGCAATAGCTTGCTCGAATGCTGCTTTATCACCAGTTAGCATAAGCTTTGCACGCTGCAATTGTAATTCGCCCATTGTCTTTGTAAGTGCTGCAATTTCATCTTTAGCACTTTGAACGGCATCAAGACCAAATAGAGTTTCAGGATGAAATCTCTGATTCTGTAAATCAGCAAGCCGCTTTTTCATTCTCCCAAGGTGGATTTCTGTATCGCTTAATTTGATATTTACAGCGTCAAGCGTGTTTGCGCCTGTCATGACCTCATAAAATATCTTCATCCCTGTAGTTGCATTAGTAAGCTCATGCACAAGGGCGCGCAATGCCCCCGTTTCAGTCTTACCGATAGTAATAGCCAAAGCTTCTGACGCAGAGTCCAACTGCTTCATATCACCCGCTAGATTATTGTTTCGTATTCTTGCCTGTTCGGTCGCTGTCTGCGTGCCTGTAAGTGCTTTTGCAAGTGTGTCAAGGCTATCTGCTTGCGTGATGAGAGCATTAGCTGTTGTGATTGATTCCAGACCGAATAGCTTGGTCTTTTCAGTAGTTGTCAAGTTAGCTTCTTTCAGGTTTTTTATAGCCTGCGTAAAGCCCACGATTTCTGGGTTAAACTCTCTTTTAGTTTGAGTTGACAGTTTTAACAAAACAGCCCTTAACCCAGTGCCAGCTTCGCCGCCCTTGATTGATACAGCCGCCATGGCTTGAATAGCTGCGTTTGTTTCTTCAAATGATAGACCAACGCTTGCTGCTACTGTACCAGCGTTTTTCAATGCAACAGATGTATCACCAATAGCAGATGAGCCAAACTTTGCACCCGCCGCAAGAACATTCACAAACCTACCCGCTTGATCTGCACCTGCACCAAACTGATTCAATGCGCCGCCTGCCGCTTCTGCCGCTGCGGCTAAACCCAAACCACTAGCCTCTGATAATGTGATAACTTCGCGTGTAACCGATGCCAAAGCTTCACTATTTGCCAATAGGTCAGGCTTTGCAGATGCTACAAGTTTAAATGCTTCTGCTACTTGTGTAGCGCTTTGGGTTGTTGTTGCGCCAAATTCTAGCGACTTCCTGCTTAGGAAATCTAATTTTTCACCAGTTGCGCCTGTAATCGCTGATAAATCAGACATTGCAGCTTCAAAGTCCGCAGTCTTTTTAATTGAGTAAGCTGCCGCCGCTGTCGCCGCCGCCGCTGCAACTGCACCGAATGCCGCCGCCCCTGACTTCAACGAATTATTCAGCTTATCCGTTGCAGTTTCTGTGCTGTGCGCTTGTTTGCCGAATTTATCAAGCGCATTTGTGCCATCTTTAACCTGCCTGCTATCTACAGCTAAACCAACGTCTACAATATCACTTGACATCTTTAACTCCTTAGTAGCGCAAATAGCGACTTAACTTTATTTTCAACATTTGACTTCATGCTTTCAATATCAATGCACGGCATTTGGCAATCATTACCATTTGCCCTGTAAAACTCGTTTACATACGCAACAGACAAGCGTCTCATTGCGTTTAGTTCAAACCATGACATACGTATTCCAGAAAGCTTAGAAAACGCTTCCAGTTCCTGCCATGTGTTAGCAATCAAGCCGCTGCCCGTTTGCTGTGCTTCGCCCATTTCAATTAACCAGCCTACTACATATTCAAGCTCGCCAACGGCTGGAAGCTTAAAGTCTGGATCATCGCTTAATCTTTCGATACGTGAGCCGCGTGACTCGCATTCGACACCTTCCTTCTGTTTTGGTATCGAAGCCAGCCACGCTCTCTGTCTAACGTATTGTTCAGCTTGCTCTAGGCACTCGTAAAAAAATTGGCGCGTTCACCCACGAACACGTCAACTTGTTCTTTAATCCAGCCGTGGGTTTCGTATAATTTGCGTGCTTCGCTTTCTGAAAACTCCAACGCTTCGCCGCCAAGAATAAGACCAGACCAGCCCAGCGTACATGCAGCAAGTAACTCCAACGCTTCGGAATCAAGCCCTGTAAAATCAGGCTTACGACCCTTGCTTGCACGCATCAAACGGCGGTTTTGAATCTCGCGTTGCTTGTTGCGATATGCCGCCGAATCAGTACCAGCAAGCAAGATTGTCATAGGCTCGCCATCATGTAACAACGGCTCACCAGAGACTGGATGTTCCAGCTCCAATGTTGCGCCATTATTTGATTTTTCTTCTAAGTTAATGTCGTTTAAGTCCATTTAATTAAGCTCCTTATGCTTCAAATAATGATTGTGGGTCGATAGCAATATCAACAACGGTGGTTTCAACGCTATCGACTGCAATAGCACCTTGCGCGGCTTTCATTACTTTTCCTGTTAATGACCCTGTATTACCAGATGGCAACGTGATAATAAATGAGAAACTAGCCGATGAATTTAAAGCGGTCTGTAACAATACTTGCCCCCCGTCCGTCACTATTTTACCAATCGTTATAGTCATATTGGAGATATTGTAGGATCCTTTTAACTTTTGCGGGTAAGCACGCTGTAGTGTTTGGTGTGCGATTTCGTTGAAAACTTTGCCAAGCTCGCCCCCAATATCTACAACCTCCCCGATATTTGTAAATGTTACTGCTGCATAACCAGACGCGTTATAAGTTGCTGGAAGTGTTGCAGATATGCCGATTGTGGCACCGTTCATGTTTGAAACTGGCATGATAGCCTCCTGTTTTATCGTGTTACAAAAGCCCGATAATTTGCGCGGATAACGATTTCATAAAATCCACCGCTGACCCTTCCACCATCTCTATTGTTAGAAATGATGTTAATTTCTTGTCCTGAATAAGTTAGCTTAGAGCCAATCTTTAAAAGGACTAAAACTTGTTCTGCTTTCTGCTTGACAATGATTGCGCCCACGTCAGCAGGATATTTCAATATGCACTGATAAAAACCCACTGCATTATCAGTATCAGCAAGTGAGAACGCCGCCTTGCCAGCTGGAAACGTTGTCATTTCCATAAACTCGCGCCTTGCTTGTGGCTTATAAATGCCGCGCTTGCTTGTGTATGATACGCCATCCCACGCTGAATATGCGCCGTTATCGTGGACTATATCAATGTCCAAAGAACCACCCAGCATCAACGATGTAAAAGCTTGGTCAATTTTAATGCTCATCGTAACGCCCTGACTTCATCTTTCACAATTTGACGAACACGAGCCACACTGCGCCCTACCATACCGTCAATATTTTCATATTTTTTAGCGTATGGCAGATGGTTTGTGAAATAAGTCAGCCCATCACCGCTTGCGCCATTGTTTATTTCAGATGTTACAGCCGAACCGCTTGGATCTTTTCTGCCTAAAATATTACCAGTTGGCTTGTTTTCTTGTATCTGCCAGTTTCCTTTTAGCCGACCAGTGTCCACCCGTGTTTGCTCGACAATGCCGCTGAATAATTCAACCTTAACAGCCCTCGCCAGATTACCTAAATCCTTACCGCCTTTACTAGCCAAGCGTTCTAAATCAGCCGCCCAACTCATTTGCGCACCTGTACAAAGAAAACAATAGCAGTCGAACTATCTGGTTTAATAGTCTTGATATTTTGAATGCTCCAATCTTCACCAGCTATCAATACTCTGTCGTCAGCTTGCGGCGTTTGTGTGTTACTTAAAATCAACTCTTTATCACCTACTAAAATTCGCTTCCCATCTATAACTTTGTCATGATATGGGCGCAACAATCCAACAGTGGCAAGACCTGTCACTCCGCCTGCTATTACAGTGCCTGTAATTGGGTCGAACACCTCGCCCATGGTGCGCTGTAGCGTAACATTAGCACCGAACTTAGTTAGGAGCTTTAGTGTAGTTGCAGCCATATTGCCATAGAAACTCATTATCTATGCAACTCAACAACGTATAAGCCGCTATTATTTAATAATGTCCGCAATAATGAGTCACCTGTACTTGTGCGAGTTGCTTTCTGGTCTGCACCATCAACTACTGCATAAGTGACATCTACCGCGCCCTCTACGCGCTCACGCTTCGCTACAAGGTTTGGATTAACTGGACGGTTATACAGGTCAATCCCTGCATGTACGTCAAGCGCAAACGCCCATTGGCATTGTCTAACCTGTCTTGGGATTTCGTTCGCGTTCCAGTACCAGCCCTCAAGCTGCAAGCCGAAGCGTGGAAACGACATTGATTGGTCACGAACATTACGCGTGCCTTTCAGATTGGTTTCGTGATGATCGATGAATTGAGCGGCTTTAACTAACTCCACCTCTGTAGATAGCCCCACGGGGATATTCACGCCAACGCTTGCTGCATACGCAACAAATTCAGCCACGGTTGAGTAGCTGTTTGCATTGGCAACATTGCTGCCGTCTTCAACTATTAAAGCCATTATTTAGAAGCTTTGCAAAAGCATTTCTAAATCAGCCTTTGTAGATTTTGAATCATATTCAATACCAGCTTCTTCACATTGCGCCTGCAAATCTGCTTTAGAGCCTGCTTTAATTTCTTCTTCTTCTTTATACAATTTATGCACTGACGCATCATAATCACTTTTATTCATAATGATTTTAACACCTGCATTATTGACGATTGTTACTGTTTCGCATGTTTCTGACATATTACACTCCTTTGTTTTAACTGCTTAATTTGAGGCACTGCCGAAGCAATGCCCCATTGTTAAGCAATTAACCCAATAATGTTGCTACATGTTCTGGTTTCCATACCTTGGTACCCCAAGCCATTGCAACTTGTAACATTGCTTTGCCTTGACCAAGATAAACAGACACTTCAAATGGCAAGCCGCTGATTGGGTCTACAACCATCATACGATCAACAGCACTATCACGAACCACGCCACCGATTACAGGTGTTGCAGGTGCGCGCGCTACAAGCTCGATAGCAGAACGATTGAAACAAACGTTACGTGCAGATGATGCAGTGACAGTGATTGCAGTGACTCCAGCGATTGCATTACGTAAACCAGGGGCTTGCAAAGTGATGGTGTCACCTGCCGCTGGGTTAGCACCTGCAAAACTGACAAAAGCAACAACGTATTTATTAGTGTCACCCGCGAAAGATACAATGTCACCAGCAGATACAACACCAGTGCCAGCCGCTGCTAAGGTAATAACAGTTGAGCCAACAGCATAACCAGCTGCATCGGTAGCAGCATTAGCCATGGTGCCTGCTGTGAAGTTCTGCACCTGTGCTGACTGACGTAAATCCAAGCCAGCCAATGGAAGCAAAATACCTTGACGTTGCAAAACGTCTGTGCCTGTGATGTTAGCTTGAGATTGTTTGCCCTGAATGGTTGCACCAGCGGTTGTATTCATAACAAGCTGATGACCAAATTCGCCAGCGCCGTTGTCCACAAGGATTTTCTTAG